TTACGTACCAATGTTTGAAGGGTATAAACTAGCTGTATGTAACGGAATGTTAGAAAATCAAATGGTAGTAGCTCAGAAGTCTAACTTGTTCTTTGGAACTGACCTTTTAAGTGATGCGACTCGTATTAACTTGATGGATATGAGCACTTTAGATGGTTCAGACAATATTAGAATGGTCGCAAGATATTCAGCAGGTGTACAAACAGGTACTGGAGCTGATATCGTAAGACAGTCTTAATAAAATAAATAAAACGGAAGTGAGGGTGTAAAAACCTTCACTCCCTTAACCTAAAAAAAACAAATAAAATGGCTTGTACAGCACTTACAAAAGGTAGGGGACTCGATTGCAATCGCATCTCGGGAGGAGTAAAATTTATTTATTTCGGAGTTCTTGACCAATTTACAGCACCAATAGAAACAGTAGGACTTCCGGTTACAGCAGGAGAAGTTACAGACTTAGAAATGGGTGCTAATGACTTATACAGATACACGATGCCTCTCGGAGTAGCTAGTATTACAGATACTATCGTTGGCTCGAGAGAAAATGGGACTATTTACTATACTCCAACAGCTCAGGTATTATTTAATCGTCTCTCTAAAGAAGACCAAAATCAGGTGAAATTATTAGGAGCGACTAAGGTCGTTGTCTTTGCACAATTAAACCAACAAACAACTTTAGGAACTGATATTATAGTAGCAATGGGAGTTGTTAATGGTATGGAACTTAATGCAGGTACTATTGATTCAGGGGCAGCTTGGGGAGATAAAAATGGTTACACTCTTACCTTCGATGGAATGGAAGCTTCACCTATGCCTATAGTAGCAGATTACCCTATAGCAACAGGACCTTTTACAAATGCAGCGTTTAATTTTGGAGCAATAGTAACTTCTTAATTAGTTTCTTTTATATATTTTTAGAAAGGGTAGCTTAACGGTTACCCTTTTTTACACTTAGTGAGGGTGGTGCGGCTAGACCGTATATAGAGAAATCTAGCGTTCACTATAGGGATTAAGGTTGCTTTGGCAGCCTTTTTCCTTTATTAACCAAACAGAATAAGACTTTTTCTATTATATAGTATGATACAAGGATTTACAATAACAGCTATAGGGGCAGACATTTGTACTGAGGATAATAGAATAAATACTACAGTCGCTTCTACTCAGATTAGATTCTTAGTAAAGTTTATAAATGACCTTGATGGTTCTATTGTTTATTGTTACCCTGACTTGAATACAGGTATAAAACCAAGATATACTGATATGACGTTTCAAACTGAAATAAATCCTGATATGTTTTTAGGACAAATTTACATTACACTTGCAGGACATTGGAAGTATGAAGTCTATGAAGTAAGTTGGATAGGAAGAGTAGTTCTTTCTTTAACTACTGCTCCTGCTAATGAAACTGTTGTACTTCCTGTATCAGATGATAATGGAGTAGTTCAAGGAATAGTAACTAAAGGAATACTTAACTTAACTGAAAAAGCAGGAACAGAACAAGTACAATATACTCAGCATACAGAACCAACAGGAACAAATACTATATATTACGGACAATAATAAAAATATGGATAAAATACTATCAGTAGATTTAAGCACTTCAACATCACCTTTAGTACAAGAGGTTAGGGGAAAGGATTGGATTGAATATGGCGACGCTAACGGGCAATGGAGAAATCTTTACCCTCAGTTCTTAATTGACCTTTACTATTCAAGTTCTATAACGGCTGCAATCGTTAACGCTACTGCTGAAATGATAAGTGCAGAGGACTTAGTTATAACAGATGAAGATGATAGAGATGAAGAAGCAAGAGTAAAGCTTCAGAACTTTATGAATAATGCTAATAGTAATGAAACACTACACGAAGTCTTGAAAAAGGTAGCATTTGACTTCAAGCTTCAAGGAGGATTCGCTCTTAACATCGTTTGGTCAAAAGACAGAACACAAATAGCAGAAGTCTATCATATCCCAGTCGAGAAAATCAGATGTGAAAAACCTGATGAATTTGGAAAAACTAGAGGTTACTATGTTTCAGGTGATTGGTCAAATACAAGAATGAACAAGCCTTACAGAGTTCCTGCATTTAATGTAAACGATAGAACATCACCTAATCAAATCCTTTACACAGGGCTTTATAGTCCTAATATGAACTCTTATTACACAGCTGATTACATCTCTTGTAATAACTGGGCGTTAATAGATTCTAAGGTTTCAGAGTTTCACCTCAACAATATATCCAACGGATTCACAGGAAGCTTTATGATTTCCTTTGCGAATGGGATACCGACAGCTGAAGAGAGAAATCAGATAGAAAGGAGCTTAGAAGAGAAATTTACATCAGAAAAAAACGCAGGTAAGTTCGTACTGACTTTCTCAGACGATAAAACAAGAGTCCCTGAAATAACTTCTATTAGTCCATCAGATTTGGACAAACAATTTTTGGCACTTCAAGAACTTTTAACTAGCAACATCCTCTCAGGTCATAGAGTAACTTCTAAGACACTTATGGGCTTGGATAGTGCTAATGGGTTCTCAAGCAACGCAGACGAGCTAGCGAACGCAAGTAATTTTTATCTTAATACGGTAATAATGCCGTTTCAAGGGCAAATCTTAAAAGTATTGCACAAGATATTCCAAGTTAATAATATGGATATGCCTGTTCAGTTCGTACAGCTTAAACCAATTACAATTCAATTTGATTCTGAAACGATTAGAGATGTAATGACTCAGGACGAAATACGTGCTGAAATAGGATTAGCACCATTAGAAGGAGAAGTAGCAGAAGATTTTAAAAAAGAATTTTCTAAAGTTGGTATGATAGACGGCAAGCCTGTATTTGACACCATAGAAGAAGCCTTAGCTAGTGCAAAGACTTTAGGGTGTGAAGGGTATCATACTCACGAGTTAGAGGGTAAGGAAGTCTATATGGCTTGTGAAGGTCATCAAGAAGCTACAGAGCTTTCTAAGTTTATTGAGGAGTTTGGAGAAGATATGTCAGATGAATGGGAATTAGTAGAAGAAGAAGTAGTAGATGGCGAGCATCAAGACTTTAATTATGAAGAAGTATTAAATGAACTAGCTAATGAAAAGATAGAACTAGCTTCAACAGGTAGAGCAATTCCAAGTCGTAAGTCTGAACAAGATGGTATCTCTAAAAAGTCTTTTGATTACTTTAGAGTTCGATATGTTTATTCTCAAGATAATTTCTTAACTAATAAATCAGGAACTAAAAGAGAATTTTGCCGTAAGATGCACGCAGCAAATAAGATGTATAGAAAAGAAGATATTATTAATATGAGTACAAAGGCAGTTAATCCTGGCTTTGGTAGGGGTGGAGCAGCAACGTACTCGATTTGGCTTTTTAAAGGCGGGCCTCAATGTTTCGATTTTTGGAGCCGTCGTATTTTCAAGACTACAATAGGAGAATCAAAGACTACTAAGATAGAAGATGCTGATATGATTGGCTACACTAAAGCTAAGTCAGAAGGCTTTACTGCTAAGAAGAATGATAAGCTAGTAGCAACACCACCAAGAAAAATGAAGAATAACGGATACGTAAACGCAAGATAACACTTTAAAAATCAGACACTTATGTCATATGTACTATTTATATCAGAGTCTAAATTAAAGGACTCTACAGCAATCAGTCTTCCAGTAGATAATGCTATTCTACTTCCATACGTAAGACAAGCACAAAAGCTGTATGTTGAAACTAAGCTAGGGACGAACCTAAACCAAAAATTGAAAGACTTAATCATAGCAGGTACAGTAGGGAATGCAGGGAATGAAGCCTATAAGACTTTGCTAGATGATTACATTGGGGATATGCTACCAAACTGGGCTTTTTACCACGCTATTCCATTCCTTAGATTCAAGGTGGAGAACGGAAATATTTACGCTAAGACATCCGAAACAGGAACTGCTTTAAGCACAGAAGAAGGACAGCATTTAAGAGAGGAAATTAGAAATACAGCAGAATACTATACAGAAAGAATGATAGACTATATCTGCAATAATAACTCTTTATTTCCTGAATACAATACAAACACAGGAGCTGATGTAGACCCTGATAGAAACGCTTACTACAACGGGATGAACCTTGAAAGACCATCAGGTCAAGGAACTAGACTTACATTAGCAAACTTCTTAAATGGAGCTGATTAATGAAGAAACACTACAAGCCAAAACTAATCAATATTACTAAGCTTAAATCTTACTTAGATAAAAAACCTAAAAAAAATGAAAGCAGTTCAAGACAGTCTTCAGGTAGGGCTAGCAAATAGTACAGCTATAGCATTTAGTATTACTGAGTGCAACGAATTACTAACTCTAGTTTCTTTAATATTAGCAATATCTTATACAGTTTATAAATTCATTAAGTTTGAAGAACAAAAAAAAAATTAACCTTTTATTAATTAGAGATACATTCTCTGAAAAATCAACTATTGGTGAATTGTTTTTAAATGGCGAGAGGATGTGTGATACGCTTGAAAACCCTTGAATAAATAATAAGAAGAATCTAAGTTGTATTCCAAGAGGTGAATACAATGTAAGACTTAGACTTCCTAGAGAATCAGCAACAAGGGACTATGTTCATTTACTTGTAGAGGATGTAGAGAATAGAAGCTACATCTTATTCCATAGAGGTAATTACCCTAAAGACACAAGCGGTTGTATTCTAGTAGGACTAGGAAGCCAACAGGACTTTGTTAGTAACTCCACGTTAGCTATGGACTTATTAATCAAAGAAGTAATACATTTGGGAGGTGAAAATATTAATTTAATAATCAAAAATAAATAATATGAAAAAGTTTTTTCAGAAGTATCTTATCGGTCAGATGGTAAAGTCTAAGAAGTTTTGGTACGCAATCAGTTCAGTAGTTGTTCCTGCTATTGTAACTTACTTAGGAGTTGATGATGTAACTGCAAGAGAATTATATCACGCTATCTTGGTTCTTATTGTTGGACAAGGAATCGCAGACGTTGCTAAAAAATAATCGTTATAGACTAAAACCTCACGAGGTAGCTGCTATACAGAAAATGCGAGAAACTGAAACTAGAAACATTCTAGTCATAGGGGATTTGCACGAACCCTTCTGTTTAGATGGCTACCTTGATTGGTGTTTAGAGCAGTATGAAGCCTTTAATTGTAATCAAGTTATCTTCATAGGGGATATTATTGATGCTCACGGCTTTA